GACTACGGAGAACTTTAAAGTAGATTTTCTTCTCATGGGATCTACTGCTTATGAGAAAGAAACTGCCCAAGCTCTTGCACAAAAACTAATCTCTGTAGCAGAACTTAGAAAAGATGCTATAGCATTTATTTCACCATATAGATCAGGTTCTTTAAGTGATAGTGGTGCTCAGCAGACTTCCGTATCTGTTAGATCATCCGATACTATCACAGATAATTTAATTTCATTCTATTCACCAATAACATCATCATCATATGCAATTTTTGATAGTGGTCATAAGTACATGTATGATAGATTTTCAAATACATTTAGATATGTACCACTAAATGGAGATATTGCTGGTCTGTGCGCCAGAAATGATATTAATAATTTCCCATGGTATTCCCCAGCTGGAACAACAAAGGGTTCTATTTTAAATGTTGTTAAATTAGCATATAATCCAACTAAATCACAAAGAGATGTTTTGTATTCTAATAGAATCAATCCAGTAATTTTCTCACCTGGAGCTGGAATTGTTTTATTTGGCGATAAAACTGCTTTATCAAAAGCATCTTCTTTTGACAGAATTAATGTTCGCCGCCTATTCATTTATCTTGAGGATGCAATTTCTCAAGCCGCTAAAGATTCTATGTTTGAGTTTAACGATGAAATTACAAGAACAAACTTTGTAAATACAATTGAACCATTCTTACGTGATGTTCAGGCGAAGAGAGGCATTTTTGATTATATTGTTGTTTGCGATGAAACAAATAACACAGCTTCTGTAATAGATAACAATGAATTTAGAGCTGATATTTATGTTAAACCATCAAGATCTATTAATTTCATTGGACTGAACTTTGTTGCCACCAAGACTGGTGTTGATTTTGAAGAAGTAATTGGAAACTTTTAATTTAAACAGAGGTTAAAAAAATGGCAACCAGAACCCAACTTAATACAATTCCTTTAAGGAAGATTACAGACTTCAAGAGCAAACTGTCGGGAGGAGGCACCAGAAGTAACCTTTTTGAAGTAGAGTTAGCATTTCCAGCATCTATTAACGTAGATTCTACTACTCTTGATAAATCTAGATTTCTTGTTAAAGCTGCAGCCCTTCCAGCATCCAATGTTACTCCATTAGATGTTGCTTTTAGAGGTAGAACCTTAAAAGTGGCGGGAGATCGTAGCTTTGAATCTTGGACAATTACAATTATCAACGACACTGATTTTGCAATTCGTTCAACATTTGAAAAGTGGACCAATTATATGAATAGACTATCAGATAATACTGGTGAAACTAATCCCGCACTTTATCAGGCAGATGCCTTCGTCTATCAACTAAATCGTGATGGATCAATTCTAAGAGCATATCACTTTTACGACACATTCCCTACTGCTGTTAGTAGCATCAATCTTTCTTATGAAAGTGATGCTATTCAAGAGTTTACTGTAGAGATGCAAGTTCACTGGTGGGAAGCAATTAAAGGAAGTTCACCAGCATCTGGTGGTGAAGATATTAACTAAATAGTAGATATTAACGTTTAAATTTATAAGATGGCGAAACTTTTTGGTTTTTCGATTGAAGACAAAGAAAAAAAACCCAAATCTATAGTTGCCCCCGTTCCTCAAAATGATGAGGACGGGGTTGACTATTATATTCAGTCTGGATTTTATGGGCAATATGTAGATATTGAAGGCGTATATAGGACTGAATTTGATTTGATGCGTAGATATAGAGAAATGGCATTACATCCAGAATGTGATAGTGCCATTGAAGATATTGTCAATGAAGCCTTGGTAAGTGACTTATATGATTCTCCAGTAGAAATTGAATTATCTAATTTAAATGCTAGTGATAAACTGAAAGAAATTATCCGAAATGAATTTAAATCTATCAAAGAAATGTTAGACTTTGATAGAAAATGTCATGAAATTTTTAGAAATTGGTATGTTGATGGAAAACTTTATTACTTAAAAGTCATTGATATCAAAAAACCACAAGAGGGGATTAAAGAATTAAGATATATTGATCCCATGAAAATGAAGCACGTTCGTCAAGAAGTTAAGACGAACGGAAAGGACGGTAGTGATGTTATTTCAAATTCAATAAACAGATTACTACCCAATACAAATAATACAAATTCCGAGTTAAGTTATTCTGATATAGAAGAATATTTCGTATATTCTTCTGGACCCAATTATCCCATGTCTCCAATAAGAAGTGGGTCATCGAAAGGGTCTATTAAGATTGCCAAAGATTCAATTGCATACTGCACTTCAGGTTTAGTTGATAGAAATAAAGGGACAGTTTTATCATATTTACATAAAGCTATTAAGTCTCTAAATCAATTGAGAATGATTGAAGATTCTTTGGTGATTTATAGACTTTCTAGAGCTCCAGAAAGAAGAATTTTCTACATTGATGTTGGAAATCTTCCAAAAGTAAAGGCAGAACAATATTTGAAAGAAGTTATGTCTCGCTATAGAAACAAACTTGTTTATGATGCGAACACTGGAGAAGTTCGTGATGACCGTAAATTTATGAGTATGATGGAAGATTTCTGGCTTCCAAGGAGAGAGGGTGGTAGAGGAACTGAAATTACAACTCTTCCTGGTGGTCAAAATCTAGGAGAACTTTCTGATATTGAATATTTTCAAAAGAAATTATATAGATCTTTAAATGTTCCAGAATCAAGAATTGCTGGAGGTGGAGATGGATTTAATCTTGGGCGTTCTTCCGAAATTCTAAGAGATGAACTTAAGTTTTCTAAGTTTGTGGGTCGTCTTAGAAAAAGATTTGCCAGAATGTTTAATGACATTCTTCGTACACAACTTTTGTTGAAGAATGTAGTATCAGTAGACGATTGGGAGGAAATGGAGGATCATATTCAATATGATTTTCTATATGATAATCATTTCTCAGAACTTAAAGAATCTGAACTTATCACTAATCGCCTCACAACACTTACAACCATTGAACCATACATTGGAAAATATTTTTCAACGGAATATGTTCGTAAGAAAATTTTACGTCAAACTGATTCAGAAATTATTGAAATCGATCAACAAATAGATGATGAAATTGAAAAGGGAATTTTACCCGATCCAAATGCTCCCGTAGATGAAATGGGAAATCCAATTCCAGAGGGGGAAGCAGCACCTATGGGAGAGGAGCAACCTGCAATGGGAGAAATTCCAATGGAACCAGCAGCACCTGAAGTTCCCACAGAACCCAAAGGTGGGAAGATATAAATAATCCTATAAGTATAAATTAATTTTATGGAAGAACTTATCGACTTGATTGCAATTGACGGAACACCTGCTGATGTTTCGAATAAAATTAAAGAATTATTATATTCTAAAGCTGCTAATCGAATAGATTCTGCACGTCCAGAAATTGCTAATGTTATGTTTGGTAATACTGAAACAGAAGAAATCGAGGGTGTTGAATAATGGCAATAAAAATTGTTCAAAATGTAAATAGAATTTCACCAACTGTTTCTGCAGCTGCAACAAGCAATCCAATTGCATTAAAAAGTGGGTATGTTAGAGTTGCTGCTGGATTAACTGCGATTTATGTGGAAACTGGCGGCAATCCAACAGTAACTACAAATTCTTTTTATATTTCTCCATATGGTAATGAAGTATTAAAAGAAAGAATTGCCAGACAAAGAGTTTCAGGAATCACTACCGGTTCTACTACTATTGTTACTTTAGCAAGTAATGCAGGAAACCCATTCCTGGTTGGTGATTATGCAACAATTGAAAATGCAGAACCTACAGGAATCAATACTGTTCACCAATTGGTTACTGCAATAACAGATTCTACTATTACATTAGAAGCAAATACATCTTCAATTGTTGGTGTAATTACAACTACATCTGCAACAATAGCAAGAAGTATAAAAGTTGCCGCACTCTCTGATGGTGGACCAACAAACCTCAGTATCACAGAAATAGTACAATTAGTCTCAGAATAAAATGAAACTCATCACAGAAGAAATTCAAAAAGTAGAATTTATTACTGAAGGAAAGGGCACATCTAAAAAGATGTATATTGAAGGAATTTTCCTTCAAGGTGATATCTGCAACCGTAACGGAAGAATGTATCCTATGGATACTCTTTCGCGGGAAGTAAAAAGATATAATGAGACTTTTGTTGCTAAAGGTCGTGCTCTTGGAGAACTTGGTCACCCAGATGGTCCAACTGTAAACCTAGATCGCGTCTCTCATAAAATTGTTTCTCTCGAACAAGATGGATGCAATTTTAGAGGTAAAGCACAACTTCTTGAGACACCTATGGGTAAGATTGCAAAATCTCTCATTGGTGAAGGTGTTTGCCTCGGTGTTTCTTCTCGTGGTGTTGGATCACTTAAAATGACCAATGAGGGTCATAAAATTGTTGGTGAAGATTTTATGTTAGCAACTGCTGCTGATATTGTTGCCGATCCTTCTGCTCCTGATGCATTTGTTCAGGGAATTATGGAAGGTAAAGAGTGGGTATGGGAAGGAGGAATCCTTCGTGAAAGACTTGCAGAGCAAACAAAGCGTAGAATCAATACACTGGTTGATCATAAAAGATTGGAAGAACATAAATTAAACTTATTTAATGAATTTCTTTCAAATCTTTAAATTATAAATAAATATAGATTATAACACAATCAAAAATGTCCGTTGGTAGCAATTTACAAGAAATGGAAAACGTAGTAACCAAAGGCGCTGCACAAGCTGAACCAATGCAAAAGTTGTCCACGGGTATTGCTCCTGGACAAACTGGAAGTTGGGAAGACTTGGGTGGACCTACCCCAGAAAATTATCGTCCAGATGATAATTCAGCTGCACTTAAAACACCTGGCGCAACTCTTGCCCAAGTTAGGGATGTAGTTAATGCTAAGGCTGCAGCTGCTGAACCCATGCATACTCTTACTAAAGAAGAGGTTGCAGATGAAGATGAACTCATCGAAGAGATTGATGAGGATGAAGAAGTAGTTGCTGAGGCTGCTAAAGAAGAGGAAGAAGAGGACGACAAAGAAAAGAAAGGAAAGGGTAAGAAAGAAAAAGAAGATGATGAAGATGATGAAGATGAAATGAAAGAAGAGTTTGATATCGAAGAAGATATGAATGCTCTGCTTGCTGGTGAAGAACTCTCAGAAGAGTTTGAAGAAAAAGCAAGAACTATTTTTGAGACTGCAATTAAAACAAAAGTTGCTGAAATCAAAGAGCAATTAGAGTCTGCTTACGAGCAAACACTTGTAGAAGAAATTCAAACAATTA